ATGCTGCATTGCGGTTACCCCATGTACGAATACCGGTACCAAAACTGTTGTATATGGTTACTATACCAACTTCGTTAAGCTGATTAGCCTCAGTACTGGCATCGCTAAGGTTGGCGGTAATATTACGCTCAACACCAGTGGCGGCTTTCATTTCTTTATTGGATGGCGACCACCAGTAGCCAAAATCCTGATCGGTTTTTACAATAACGCCAGCCATAAACGCACTGTACCAGTAAGACAGATCACTATCTGTAGCGGTATCGTACGTTTTTATCATTGGGTAAAGCAGGGCTACACGCTTATCGCTTGTATTAAAACCAATGGTGCCGCTTATACCACGGCCAGCAATGGCTCCGGCTACTGTGGTTGCTGCAGGTGCATCAAACAAAGCAATGGCACGGAATAAGGAAGCCTGTGCTTTCATTTCGGTTTGTACGCCGCTTAATGTGGCGTAACCAGGTGCAATAATTATTTTAGGATTGTAACCAAACAGGTTGTAGGCTGTTGCAGCAAGCTTCATACCTGTCCTGATCTCGGTAGTACCATCAATAGTGCCCACAATTTGGGCAGCATTAACTGATGCAGCATTAAGTTTGCGGTAGCTGAATTTTAAGGCGCCTGTAAATGTGGATTTTAAAGCGGTAAAATTGCCATAATCATCTACACTGTAATCGGTATCTTTTACCAGGGTGCTGGCTACATCGCTGTTATCGAAAAGGGCAACATCGCCAATGGGCTCGTAGGTTAATTTTACCTTACCATCGGCATCTACAGTATGAGCTTCTAAAGTAACCGCTGTACCGTTGGCGGTTGCATCAAAAGTATTTACTACCAGTACCGGGCAGCCGCCAGTTTCTTTGCGGATAATTTGCAGAGTTTTAGGGATGTTAAACCCTGTTTTTGGCGCACCAAATTGTGCATCATCCCTATCGCTAAGGCAAAGGGTAAGTACATTTTTATCGCCAATGGGGGCAATGCCATACAAAATAACCACTGATGATTTAACAATGCGTATAAGCTGGCCTTGTTTTTCAATATCAATGGTTTCAACGCCGTGTAAATAGTTTGCTGACATTATTATTTATTTTAACCCCGAAGGGCCTGTTATTTAATTTGTTTCTGTTTGTTTTGCCGGCTTTGATGCCTTTTCGGTTTTAACCTCGGCCAGTATACCGGTTTGTACCAGGTTTTGTATGCTGCTGGTTTGGGCTATTGCCTCGGGTATTTCTACCGTATCGCCATTGCCTGCTACCAGGTCAAAACTTTCATCGCCTTTGCGGTAGGTGGCACTGTGTGGTAATGGGTGGTTGTATGTGTATTTTATGTTGGGCATTGGCTTTCTATTGTTAAATCTTTAAATAATGGTTCGTCTACCGGTTCGGGTATCATCACATTTTCGGTTTCGGTTTGCATATCCAGGTAAGGTGATACGGTGTTGTTTTCGTAAAAAACCATATCGTACTTATCAATAACCAAACCTTTGGTGCAGTTGGCGGGTTTATAACCCAACAGGCTGCGTTTTGTATGCTCAACCAGGTTGTAAAAGCCATTTGCTTCACGCAGTGTACGGGCTTCAAAAGTTAACCTGATGGTTATAGTTTCGGCCTGTGCGACACCGCCCAACATTTTTGTGGGCTGATAAGCACTGGTAAAATACTGTACCGTAACTTTTGATTTAATGAACGGGCGGCTTTGCTCTGCTTCGTTTTGCGGAATTTCCTGTGCTATAAACTTATCATCGATGCTGTTGGCAGCGAAGTAAGCGTTTAGCCTTGCTGTTAATTCCGTTTCTAAAGTGCCGTAGTTCATTTTATGCAGGTTCTAAATATGCTGTAAATGTTTTGCCATCAAACTTTGTATCTACCCGGCGTACATAAAATTCGGTATCGCCACCGGGCAGGGTAATGGTAACTGTTTCGTTTTCGTTATTATCAACACTGGGTTTTAAGCCGGTAAAAAACGGGTAACGGTACTCCATACGCCAGCTAAAAGGATCGTACTGCATGTTACTTACTTCGTACTTTTCAGTATCATTATTGTAAAGAACTTTAGCGGTTTGTAACGGGCCGCCTGCCGCTGGTTGCCATGTGGCAGGATAACCCATTGTGTTGGTTGCAACATCAAATGTGTTATCCTGCAGGCTATCGAATAAGTTACCCATGCTTTTATTAAGCGCTGGCCATTAAACCGGCATTTTTTAATGCGGTTAACACTGCGTTTTGCTTTGTTGCCAACTCGGCAATAGCATCGGCAATAAGGCCATTAATGGTGCCTTGTGCCGCCAACGATGCAGGTGTACCGCTGGTTATTACACCTATGGTACCATCGGCAGCGGTACCGCCACTGTTATCAGTAAGGGCTGCAACTACTGCGGCAGATGGCGTACTATCGCCACCCTGCAAAAGCTTTACATTTACTGTGGTATCGCTTGAACCGGCAGATTCATGCGCTGTACCAATGGGGTAATCGGTTGGGGTTTTTGTAACCTCGCCGGGTGTGGTATCCCAAAAAAGCTGATCGCCCTGGGTAATGGCCAGTGATGTGTTTTTAGGCACGTTAAAAACGCCCTCTAAAACAACTACACCAGTACCGGTAGACGCTGCAATATCGTTTTGAGCGATACCCACAAGCTTACCAATAACAACCACAGCACCGGCGCTGATGGCCGAACCTGCGTTGGTATAATCTAATGTGCTGCCATCCTGTATGAAATTTGTCATTGTTGTATTTTTTTTGGCCGCCCCACCCATTTAGCGGGTGGGGTAAACCAGGTTATTAATTTATTTTTTAGGGCCGGTTAATTATGCGCCGGTGTTGTAATACAAACTGCGGTGATCAATTGCCTTTGCACCGAAAACCATACGGGCTTTAAACTCGTAGCCATCTTTTTCAAATGCTGTGCGCTCTTCGGTATACAATTCTTCACCATCCAAAAACGCATACTCGATGGTATCGATAATTGCAGGATCGGCAGCCAGGTACCATTTGTTACCAGTGATGCGGTTTTCTACAATTGGCTGCATTAAGCCTGCCCACACATTAATATCGCCGCTTTGTGCAGCCACATAATTTTGTGAAGTAAACTGTAATGCTTCGGCTTCTTTATCTGGCCCAACAATCAGGAATTTTGGAGAAAGGTTAAGATGGTTTTTACTGTCGATGCTTTTTTGCTTACGCATTAAACCACGGCCAACACCCAGGCTGGCAACACTGATGGCTGTACCGGTTGAGGTATAGTTACCGTGTGTTGCGTGGAAAAGTGCAACAGTATCGGCCATAGCAGCGTTTGCAGATAAGATGCCGTAAACAACATCTGACTGTTTTTGTGCAGCAGCAGCAGCCAATGTTTGTGGAATACGGCTGAATGCATTAAGATCATCGTTAACCATACTCTCCCAGCTAAAGTTTACGATACGGCCCCATTTAGCAACGCTGTATTTTTCAACAGTTTCGCTTAATTTTTCGGCCTTATATTCGCCACCTTCTTTAACTTCCTGAAAAACCAGGTCGCCCAGTTGGTTGCGGCTCATTTCTTTAAAATCGGTTGCTGTAGATGCAACGCACCATGGGGTAAAAGTGCGCATTTGCAGATCGTATGCTTTACGCAAACGCTTGTTAAAAACGTTGCTTAAAATGTTTGGAAAATCGGATGTGCTGTAACCACCAGACCTTACCAAACCAAGTGCCATTTTAGCAACCTCACGTTTTGATAAGCCACGTACATTTTGGCCCTCGCCAACCAACCACTCACGGGCCATATCTAAAAGCGACATGCCACGGAACTCGCCAGCCTGGATAATTTTACCATCGGCGCCTTTGGCTGATGGATCAATACGGCTGATGATACCATCTACCATACCATCACGGCGTTTATCTCTTTCATCGGCACCCATACGTACTGCAGGTGTACCGGCAAATACATCGGGTTTACCTTCGGCCATTTTATTTATGATTGCTGCACGGGCATCGCTTAACGATAAGGTACCGTTAACCAATTCCTCGGCATAGGTTATTGTAAGATTTGCTGCACGGCATGCGGCAAGTATGCCTGTGGTACGGGTAGTTGCTTCGGCAGCAGCATCTGGTGCGGCTGGTTTTGCTGCAGGTGGTGTAGCAGCCGGTGTGGCGGCACGAACCAGTTCGGCTATGATAGCTTCACGGGCACCGTTGATATCCATATCGGCATTATCAACCAGGGTTTGTGCAAAGGCATCAGTTAAACCGGCATTGCGGCATGCTGCCTGTATATCGGTTGTGCGTGTTGCGTTGTTTGTTGACATTGTATTGTTTTTTTTATGATTGATAATTGTTACTTCGTGTGTTTGTTCGTTGGCACTGCGTACTGCGCTGTTATAATCGGCGGGTACTGGTACCAGTGAAACCTCGGCAGGCTCCCACCGGGTGGCGGTGTAAACTGGTGCCTGTCCTTCTTTTTCGGAAATGGTAATTTCGTAGGTGTTGTAGCCTACAGATATGTTGCGTACAATACCATCCTGTACATCGTTCCAAACGGTTTCTACATCGGGGTTTTTAGAGAAGCGAACGGTGCAACGGCACTCTTTATCTTTAATAACAACCGAGTTAGGCTCGATAGCGCCCAGCTGGTTGCGAACAGAATAGCGATTGTGTGTATCCAGCAATGGGCCGGCGCCGCTATTTAAGCGATCAACCATCACGGCTTCTTTAGTGCAGGTAAGTACTTCGTAAAAAATACCATCCCAACCCATGCGCACCACTGGTGTTTCGGTTGCAAACACAACTTCTACAGTACGGGTTTCTTTATTGATGGTGGCAGGATCAAATGCGGCTCTTAAATAACCAAGTCCTATTTGCTTTTTTTCGGGCATTTTGTATTTTGCTTTATGCTGATACAAAAATGGAAAGTATTTAACGGGGTTATCGCACCGTTATCGCACCGTTATCGCACAGGATAAAAAATAAAGAAGCCCCTGTAGAAACAGGGGCCGTTACCAAAACTAACTGCTTATGAGAAAAAAATTATTGTATGTTTCTTGTTATTGTTAACAAATTTTCAAAAATATTCCAATCGCTTTCGTCATACACGTGAAATGCCATTGTTGACTTAGATCTCACTTTTTGCATTTGGGCATACGTTGGAAGATTTGACAAAACAAAATCTAAAGCCCTTGATTTTATTAACGATAATGGAAAATTATGATAGAAATAAACAACTTGTTCTGAAAACTTTTTCATCATTTCAACTTCATCAAAATCACCTAACTGAAATAATTTAATTTCCGTGCCTTCATTAACTTCAAACCCTTGTTCTTTAAATATTCTCAATACTTCAAGATACAATTCAAGCCAGTTATTATATCTGCTTGGAAGATAATCTGGTAATAAAATATCGTTTCCCATTATTAGTTAGTTTATTTAATTTTACAAATTTATTCATCTTGCTTAACTACTGGCTTTTCTTTTTTACCACCAGCCTGATCAAACACCGGATTACTTTCGGGTTTTAAACCTGCATCCTGAAATAATTTTGTTTCGGCTTTTATTTCCTCCATCACTTCTTCGGGATTAAAACCAAGTTCTTTAACGGTATTATGCCAGCTTGCAAAACCATTACGCACCAGTGCGCTCATGGCATCTGTTTCTTTAACAGGATCTATCATTTGACGGCGTGGTGCCGTCCAGGTGGCGGGTGCATCAATATCCAAGGCAATAAGGCCCTTTAAACCGGCAGCCTGCAGAAACCAGCCCCATACCACGCTGCAAAATTGTGGTATCATAATGTTCCACTGCCAATGCTCAACATTGCGCTGAAACTCTAACCAACCCATACGGCCACTCGAAAAGTTTACATTGCTTAAATCGCCTGTCATGGCTTCGTAAGTAATGCCCATACCGGCAGCGATACTACGGCTTACGCTTTTTGTATACTCGCCATAGCCGGTGGTTAATGGTGGCTGGGCAAAGCTTACTGTTTTGCCGGGTGCTAAATGTTCAATTATACCAGGCTCTACCCTTTCTAAATTATCGGCATCGCCGGTGTTATTATTTTGCGTATCACCATCGGTATCTTCGGTTATAAAAACGGTAAAACATGCGGCAATTTTTTGGCGTACCAGTTCGGCATCTTCGTAATCGTCAAGATCTTTCATGCGCAGCATAGATGCAGAAGAGAATGGTATACCACGTATTTGGCCCGGGCGCTCTACCTCGTACATGTGTATAATATCTTTAGCGGGTACCAGTACACTGGTAAGCTGGCCATGCTCTACAGGGTGGCTGGTATATATCCAGTAGCCAATGCGCTTGCCTTTTTTATTAAAACGGATGCCATAATAATTTCGCTCGCTGTTATCATCCCAAACATTATCGTGTTTGTATGTATCAATAAAATCGCCCTCTAAAACCTGTACTTCCAGCGGTATATAGTTTTCGGAACCGGTATAAATGCGGCGTACCAGGCACTCGCCGCTTTCGGCTATTGCCTTCATGGTAAGATGCTGGATGCCGTAAAAATTTAGTCGGCCATCGTAATCTACCGTTATCTTATCGGCCCAATCGTTCCATACTTTTTTAATGGTTTTGTTGGTTTTATCGGCGGCTTTGCCGGTATATTTTGGTGTGGGCAGAATGCCTGTACCTACCACATTATTTGGTATTAAACGAACGGCATTTTTAGCGGTACCATTGTTACGTACCATGGCACGGGAACGGTTGCGCAACATTTGCAGGGCGGTGTGTATTTCCATATTGGCACTGCTGCCGCTGCTTTTCCAGTCTTTGGTGCGGCGGCCTTTGGCTGCACTATCGTACTGGCGCTCGGTTAATGCCAAAGCGGTACGGTAACGCATGCGTTTAACCGCAGCCTGCGGGCTAAAAACTTCTATTGCTCTATCTAACAGATTTTTTTTCATTCGATTAAGCCTTTTGAGTGTTGTGCGAAACGGCGGGAAGGTTTAACCGTAGCGGGTTGCAGCTGTTGTTCCATTTCCTTTTTAATGCTACGCATATCACTCAATGAACGGTAGGTTACTTTTTTATCGCCATACTCTACACTTAATGCGCCCTGTGCAATGGCTTTAACCAGGGTTTCGTATTCTAATTGTGTATAAGCCATTCGTATTGTTTGGGTGTAAAACTATTGCAGATACCTACTATATCTTTAACCTGGTGCGATATTGGTGCGTAAATACTGGAATGAATAGCCATAAGTTCGATACCACGGGTAATATTGCTACGGCTTTTATTGAACAGGCTGGTAATTTCGGTATGGCTAAGATCTGTATTTTTTGAAATGAGCATGTAGCAAATGCGCCGTACTTTGGTATATGTTTTACCGGGCATTTCCATCAGTGATTTATCGATACTGAAATAACTGCAGGTGCTGTTTATAATGATATCAACCTTTTCCTGATCACGGGCAGATATTGGTTTTTTTTGTTTGGGTTGTAACATGGTTGGTGGTGGTTGGTTTTAGTATTTTTATAAAGGAATGTTTACTAATTTTTTCATTTGCTTAATTGTGGTTATACCGTAATGCTCACATATTCTTAGAAATTCATCGGGCCTTATTTCTACATTATGATATTCAATACTGCTGTACCGTTTAAATTCTATTTTTAAAGTCATGGCCATTTGCTTACCCGAAAGTGGTACCGGTTGCTGGCGGCGTAGCAGGTAGATGTTTCGGTTTAGTATTCCATCATTCATTTGTTTGGGTTTTCAATTTTTTCAAATTCAATTACCCATACCCATGGGTTAGCATTCCAGCTACCAGGGCCGTTTATTTGATACCAGATGTACTTAAATCCATCATAATAATTGCCAATGGCAGATCCTTTACAATGTGTTTCAAGTTGAAACTCTTTTTTTATGATATTGGGGCCAGCTCTAAAAATTCCCTGTTGAACTCCTTCCGCCTTCGCATCTTCTTCGCTGATATCCTGCAACCTTTCTACCTTGATGGATTTTATTTTAAGGAAGAGACGGCATGCTTTCTTCGGCATATGAATAGATGGCTTCCACGGTATATTTTCTGTAAATTCTTCGCCATCAAAATACCTGAATTCAGGATCGGAAGCGAAATACACGAACATATCTACACAATTACCCTGTTCATCATACACGTAGTAATCGTTCTCGTCCATTTTCTGGCAGAACAAAAACTTTTCTCTTACCCAAAGTATCCCACCTGGTTTGCCATAACGAAATTTAACAGAACCGGGTTCATCAGCATCTTTATGCTGAAATATTGCCCTCAAACTACCATCAGGATATTCCTGCATGCGGATGAACTCTACATTATCAGGATCTTCATTTACTGTATCCAGGCCAGTAGTGCGACGTGTTTTTGTTTTTAAGTTGTTCAACGTACTTTGCACCATTGGTGTGCTCATTAAAATAGGTTTCATAAAATATTATTTGTTATTTCTTCCTGCATTGAGTTTGTTAACTCGGTTATATCAATATCCGCAACAGGTTTAAATCTTTTTGCACTGAAACCAACCGGTGTACCGCATGGCAATGGCGGGTTGTTAAGTTCTTCAAGTACATAACCAATCCCTGCTAATGAGGTATGGTTTCTGCCAATTACTGTATAGTAGTTACCTTTAACCGGATATTCTTTTATATACTGTGCCATTGCAGGTGGCCAGTTGCTATCATTTATACATTCAACAAGCATGATTAATTTTTTTATATTTTATAATCACTGATATTCTTTCCCTTAAAATGTTTCATCCAGTGCCGGATACTGCCAATGATTTGCCGATAATCAATAAGTTTATAACTACCAATCGTTGTTTTTTTATTTAGCAAATACATAACCCTGTTAAGCCAAAAGCCTGGTTCTCTATCGGCTTTAAACTGGTTGCATTCGTGGCAACAGTCCAGCAAGTTTTCGCCATTTTTACCAGTGCGGGACTTTGGTATAAAATGATCTTTAGTTCTATGCAGGTTTGGGTTTGTATCATCAAACGCTCTGCGACAATAACAACAGTGGCTATGCTTCATACAAATATTTTTTTACCAGAAATCTGAATTTCTTTTTTTCTTTGGTTTGGCCGGTGCCTGTGGCTGATCAGGATCTTTGGGCTGGATGGCTGCAAAGTATTGTTCCCGGTTCCAGCGGGATTCATCCCAGCGATCTATACCAACGATGGCGGCAGCAGCACGGGCATACACCCGGCAATCTAAAGGTTCATTGCGTTCGTACTTTTTTACCCAAACATATTCCCGATAGTTGCGGCGGTTGGTAATTATCTGCAACTCTTCGGCTGTTATACCACGGAAATAAAATGGCTCACGCTTTGGAAAGTGGCAATAACCATCGGGTACTGTTTTGGCATCGTGATCTTTTTGCTGTTTAAGCATGCCGTACAGTTCGGTTTTTATAAATGATGAACCTATACCCCACACTTTTACTGTATTTATTTTTTTACCAGCCTTAGTTACGACTACAGATTTTGGTGAAGAGTAGTGTGTATCTAAACGATCACGGCCTTTTACCGGTACCACCCGGGCGGTACTGTATTTTTTTGTGAATGAATAAACTTTGTTGGTGTTGTAGCCACTATCTACAGCCATTAAACGTAGTGGCAAAACACTACCATCTTCACGCACCCAGGTTTCGTTTACAATTTTTCCCAGTTCGTTCCAGATATCTTCTTTATCGGTATCGCCAACCAGTACCCGGTAATCAATACTTTGTGTGCGCTTACCTTTCATCCATCCAACAATTTCAATTTCTATACGGTCGCCCTGCACATCCACACCGGCAGTAATTACCATTACATTGTTGAATGGTTTGTTTATAGGATAATCTTCGGCACGATCATACAGGGTTTCCCAGTTTGGTTTTTCGCCTTTCTCTTCGTACACTTCGCCGGCTTTGGTGTTTGTCCAGGTAATGCGCTTAAAAACATCTGTTTCACTTTCAACAAACTCCCTGGCCATTTGGCCCCAGCTGTACCAACCAAGGGGCGAGTATAATGCGTTGATGAAATAACCGTAGGTAATGCCATCTTCCAGTTCCGGAAATTTTGGTATCCATGTGCCATTGGCGAGCATCCATGTTTTGTGGCGCTCTTCTATCAGTTCATTGCAGTGTATGCATTCGTATTTTGTTTCGGCATACTTTCCTATTTCGTAACGCAGCTGTTCAAAAACAAGCGATTGTATTGCCTGGCAATGTGGGCACGGCACATTGTAAAACCGTTGGCCTGTGTTTTGAAAAGCATTATCTATTGCACTGGTACCTTTGCGTGTTGGTGTTGATGTTAAAAACATTTTTTTTCGGGCACCATAAGTTGATGTACGGGTATTGGCCAGGTCGATTGCAGATCCTTCGCCGCCAACATCCAATGGGTAACGGTCAATTTCATCGGCATACACATAACGTACAGCTGTTGATGAAAGCCCAACCGGACTATTGGCGCCAACCATTTTTATAAACCCGTTTTCAAATTCTTTTTGATTGATGGTGTTGCCACTTTCTTTAGCCCGGGATGGCCGTATTTTTTTGCTTATCTCCGGGGTGCTGTCAATCATTTTTTGTATGCGGCCTTTTGATACTTCTTTCATCATAGTATCGGTAGGCATCATGTACAAAAATGGAGAAGGTGCAACATCAATTACATATCCCACCCAGTTATTTGCTGTTTCGGTAGCACCAACCTGTGAGGACTTTTTTAAAATTATTACCTGTGCCGAATCCCGTACCGAAAGTTTATCACCTATCTCCCCCATGTATGGGGTACGGCTGGTTCTGAACTTACCAGGTTCTGCTGATAATGTAAGGATGCGCTTTGTATCTGCCCATTGAGAAACGGTTAGTACCGGATCTGGTTTAAGGCCACGAATGAAACCGGCGATTAAAGTATATTCGATATGTTGGTTAGATAACTCCACTTACCATTTTGTTTAAAACGTTTTCAATTTCTACAGTTAACATGTTTATACTTTCCACTTTATTTGTTGAACCCATAATACCGTCGATGCAGCGAGCCGGGATATTTAGTAATTCTTTTTTTATCTGATCGCCAAATGCAAAAAGACTTTTTTCTACTTCTGATTTTCGTACCAGTGTGCCTTCCAGTTCCTGCAGTTTAAGTTTATCTAATGCCGCTGCAATTACTTCACGGCGCCTGGTTGCTTCACGAAAACTCATGTTTTTAGTGATGCTAAGGGTAGAAATTAACTCGCTATCAATTTCATCGTTAAACTCGCCTTCATCTGGCAGATCACTAACGGGTGGCGAAATAGTTTTAGATACAATTTTTACCGGTTGCTGTTCAAGTACCTTCACAGAATTTTGCCCGGGCCGCACCTGATCAGTTTGGTATATAAAACCCCACTCTTTATAACTACCAATCGTTGTTTTTTTATTTAGCAAATACATAACCCTGTTAAGCCAAAAGCCTGGTTCTCTATCGGCTTTAAACTGGTTGCATTCGTGGCAACAGTCCAGCAAGTTTTCG